TTATAAACCAGACTTAATAAGGCTTACTTTTGGAATTGACAAGAATATTATTACTTCTATTTTTAATACGATTGCTGTAGATTGTGCATCGATTGACATTAGACATGTTAGATTAGATTCTACTAAAAGATTTCAATCGTACATAGACACATCGTCTCTTGACAATTGTTTAACTACAGAAGCAAATCTTGATCAAACAGGAAGAAATCTTATTGAAGACATTGTGCTTTCAATGTTAGATGACGGAGTAGTTGCTGTTGTTCCAATAGATTGGGAAGATGATCCAACAGATGGAAGTCTTTCAGAAATCTATACTTTAAGAGTTGGTAAAATTATTGAATGGAAGCCTTCTTTTATAAAAGTTAGATGTTATAATGAAAGAAATGGCAAAAAAGAAGAAATCTGGGTACCGAAGTTAAATACTGCTATTATTGAAAATCCTTTTTATGCTATAATGAATGATACAAATTCTACAGCTAAAAGACTTTCAAGAAAGCTTGCCTTATTAGATTCCATAGATGAAAAACAAGGCTCTAATCTTAACAAACTCAACATGATTATTCAACTTCCTTATGGAACTCGTAATGAGATGAAAAAGAATCAGGCTGAGGATAGAGTTAGAAACTTAGAGGCCCAATTAGAGAATTCACCTCATGGAATCGCATACTCGGATCAGACCGAGAAAATTATACAATTGAATAGACCACTGGATAATAACCTTATAGATGAAGTCAAGATGCTAACAGAACAACTTTATCAACAGTTGGCGATTACTCCAGGGGTTATTGATGGCACGGCAGATGAAAAAGTTATGAATAATTACTTTTCAAGAACTGTTGAACCAATCATGAATAATATTGTCGAGGAAATGAGACGAAAGTTTCTTACCAAGACAGCAAGAACACAAGGTCAATCAATTATGTACTTCAGAGATCCGTTTAAGCTTGCTCCTATTAGCGATATTGCTGAAATGACAGACAAGATGACGAGAAATGAAGTAATGACCGCAAACGAAGTTCGTCAGGCTATTGGAATGCCCCCTTCACAGGATCCTAGAGCAGATGAACTTAAGAATGCCAATATTTCGGAGGCAAAAGATCAGGAACATATTAATGTTGAAGGTCAGAACATAACCGAAAATATTACTGGCACTCAAGAACCTGTTGAAGTTGAAGAAGAAAACTTTGACGGACAATACTATTAAGTAGCCGAGAGACTACAGAAGGGAGAAATTTCAAAATGGGATTAAATCTTAAAGAGAAACCCGATTTTGCAGGATGGGCTACTGTCTACAATGTAAAGTGTGGCGACGGAAGAACATTGAAACCTGGTGCTTTTAAGGGTGTAAATGGAACTAAGGTTCCCATCGTTTACAACCATGATCACCAGAATATGGATGCAGTCCTCGGCCATGCTTACCTTGAAGAGAGAGATAAGGGCATTTATGCATATGGTTATCTTAACGACTCCGAAAATGGCAAATTAGCCAAAGAGTACGTTAAACATGGCGATATTGCTTCTTTGTCCATTTATGCAAACAAGCTCAAAGAGCAAGCAGGAAATGTTTACCATGGTGTAATAAGAGAAGTTAGTCTTGTACTCGCTTCGGCTAATCCTCAGGCATACATAGACACAGTCTTAGTTCATGGTGACATTGAAACAGAAGAATGGGAAGCTGAAATGTACTTTGGCGAGCCCATTGAAACAGATGTTGAATTAGAACATTCTGAGGATCTTGAAGAATCCAGCGAATTGTCACATTCAGAAGATGAAAAGCCTAAGGAGGAAAAACAAATGGCAGATCAGAACCAGGGTAGTGAAAAGACAATTGGCGAAGTATTCGAAGCCATGACAGATGAGCAGAAGAATGTCGTTTATGCAATTGTCGGTAAAGCAGTAGAAGATGCGTTAGCAGAACAAGGCGGAGGAGGAGAAGAAATGAAGCACAACGCTTTTGAAGATGAATTTGAAGATAACGGTATGCATGTACTTAGTCACAGCGAAATCGCTGATATGTTTAAAGATGCTAAGACTCTTGGCTCTTTGAAGCAGTCCGTACTTGCACACACAGATGATTATGGTATTGAGAACATTGATTACATGTTCCCTGAAGCAAAGCTTAATGCAGGAGATCCTCAGTTTATTGAGAGAGAAACCGGTTGGGTAAGCAAAGTTATGGCTGGTGTTTCTAAGAACCCGTTCAGCCGTATTAAGTCTCTCTTTGCTGATATTACAGAAGACGAGGCAAGAGCTAAAGGTTACATCAAAGGTCACTACAAAAAGGAAGAGGTATTTACTCTCTTAAAGAGAACTACTGAACCCACAACTGTTTACAAGAAACAGAAGATTGACCGCCAGGATGTAATTGATATTACAGACTTTGACGTTGTAGCACTCATCAAGAAAGAGATGAGACAGATGTATGATGAGGAATGTGCTCGTGCTATCCTCGTTGGTGATGGCAGACCCACATCTTCAGAAGATCACATCGATGAAACACATATCAGACCTATCTGGAAAGAGGAAGATCTCTTCGCAGTTAAGAAAGATGTTGCAGTTGCAGCAGGTGCTTCAGCAGCAGTAGTTGCTAAGACATTTATCAACACAGTTATTAGAGCTCGTAAAGATTATAAGGGTTCAGGTAATCCTTCGCTCTTTACAACAGAGGATCTCGTTACAGAATGCCTTCTTCTTGAAGATGGTTTCCAGCATAAGCTTTACAAGAATGAATCTGAACTTGCTACAGCTCTTCGTGTTAAAGAGATTATTACCGTTCCTGTAATGGAAGGTCTTTCTAGAGAAGATAAAGGTGTTACAAAGAACCTTCTTGGTATCGTTGTAAACCTTACAGATTACAAAGTCGGCACAGACAAGGGCGGCGAGCTCACAATGTTTGATGACTTTGATATCGACTTCAACCAGATGAAGTACTTGATGGAAGGCAGATTCTCTGGTGCTCTTGTTAAACCTTTCTCAGCTATTATTCTTGAGGAATCTGTTAGCGTTACACTTGGTGTAACACCTACTGATCCCAGCACAACAAGATATGGCAAAGAAGTAGATGATCTTCAGTCTAACATCGAGATCAACGAAGGTTCCCGCCAGATCGTTGGTACACTTAGATACGTTACAGGTTACACAGGATATTCAGGAGATCCTGATCTTCAGTCTGGTAACTACTTAGCACTTGATCTCGCAGCAACTCCTGCAGATTCCGTAATTACTGTTGAAGTAATTGGTGGTGATTCTGAAGGAAATCCTGTAACTGTTGATGATGGATACTGCGTATTCAGAATTAAAGACAGAAAGCAGAAGATCAAAGTTACATCTACAAACGGTGACAATGTCATCGAGCGTACATACGGTCTTGGTTCTCTTAAACTTAAATCGGAGTAATTTCCACAGTCACAGAAATACACGTTTGAAGTTTAAAGCCGATTAATTTCAAAATGGGGTGAAAGTTATGAAATTTCATGGTAATGTTGGGTTTTCAGTTTCACAGGAAACGACTCCTGGTGTATGGACCCAGGCAATTAAAGAAGTACCATATTATGGTGAACTGACAAAGCAGGTAAACAAATGGTCTACTGGTACTGAAGTCAATGACAACGCGAGTTTCAGTTCACAGATTTCCATCGTCAGTGATCCTTTTGCTATAAATAACTTTCACTCCATTAAGTATGTAGAGTATCTTGGAGTTAAATGGAAAGTAACTTCAGTTGAGATTATGAGACCAAGATTACTATTAACGCTAGGGGGTGAATACGTTGACGGATAGAAGACTTATTCTTCAAAGTAAACTCGAGGAGTTATTAGGTAGCAGGAACGTTTATTTTCAACCGCTCGAAACGTTAAAAATGAAGTATCCATGTATTAGGTATAAGAAAGCTCGTCCAAGAGTTAACCATGCTGATGACATGCGATACTTCAAAAAAGATCACTACGAGCTTACGGTAATAACAACAGATCCAGACACCGATATACCGGATATTTTGGCTGAAGCATTACCGTATTGTTCTATTGATAGATACTACAATTCAAACAATTTAACACATTGTTCGTTAGATTTATACTTTTAAGGAGGAACCAAAATGGCCGATACGTATAATAACGCATTGGAATGGGACAAAAGTGGCGAAAGATACTTTGAAACTGGTATTGACCACGTTGTTCTTTATCCTATTGATGGTAATAATGAATACAAACCCGGCGTTGCATGGAATGGTGTAAGATCTATTGCAGAGAACCCTTCCGGTGCAGAACCCACAAAACTTTATGCTGACAATATTCAGTATATTACAATGTACTCTCTTGAGGAATATGGCATGACACTTGCTTGTTACCAGTATCCCGAAGAGTTTGATGCTTGTAATGGTATTGCTTCACTTGGCGGAACTTCTGTCGGAGCAAAAGTTGGTCAGCAGTCAAGAAAGAAATTTGGTCTGGCATACAGAACAAAGATTGGAAACGATACTCAGGGTAATGATCTTGGTTATAAGCTCCATCTTGTTTATGGTTGCTCGGCTAAACCTTCTTCAAAGACACACAATACAGTTAATAACAGCCCTGAAGCAGAAGAATTCAGCTTTGAAATCACATCTGATCCTATCAATGCATCAAGCAATCCTGCAGAAACACTGAAGCCTCTTTGCTACATTGAGATCGATTCACGTGAATTCACGACGGTTGATGAGAAGGCACTTCTTACAGCTCTTGAGAAGAAGTTATTTGGAGATCCTGCAGCAGCATCATCAAGTGAAGGAATTCCTTATCTTCCTCTTCCTTCAGAGGTTAAAACAACTCTTACACCTGCTGGTTGATGAGTTAAAATTTCAAAATGGGGGCTCTTTAATTAGGGTCCCCTTTTTAATGCAGCAAAAAAAATTTTTAAAAAAGGAGAAAAAACATATGTTAAAAGTAACAGTTGATTGTGAAGACCTCTTTACTGAGGAGAAAAAAACAGTTGATTTATATTTTCATTTGACAGAAGCTGAATTAGTTTCTTTAAATCTTGTTGAAAACAACAAATTTACTAATTACAAGCAGAATACAAATGAAGTAGGAAGCCAGGAGATCCTGCTTTTCGAAAAGCTTATTGGAAAAGCTTATGGCAAGAGAACCTCAGATGGAAAATTCATTAAGAATGATGAAATTCGAGATGAGTTCCTTTGCAGTCCGGAGTATTCTGCATTATTAACAAAAATGTCAACAGGAGAACTCTCAGTTCAGCAGTTTGTTGCTGGTTGTTTCCCTAAGTCAGTTCAGAGCAAGATCAAAATTACAGATGATGGAATGATCGAACTCAAAGAAAAATAATTATTAAGGGGGAGAGTAAAATGTTACCAATAACAATTCCTGGAGGTGATGTCTATAATGAGGAAACTAATACCTTTGAGACAATTAACTCTTGTACATTGAATCTTGAACATTCTTTGCTCTCCCTCTATAAATGGGAATCTAAGCATCATAAACCATTTTTAGATAATGATCATACAAATGAAGAAATACTTGATTACATTAAATGCATGACAACAAATCAAGTAGATGAACGATGCTATGATCATTTAAGTTTTGAAAATGTTGAAAAGATTAAAAAGTATATTGAAGATCCAATGACTGCAACAACTTTCTATGATCCTTTTCAAAATGAGGGTAATAATGGTGGTCCAAAAGAGATAGTAACTGCAGAGGTTATTTACAGCTCTATGATTATACTTGGAATCCCTATAGATATTTTCGAAAAACGGCATCTTAATCATTTAATTACATTAATTAAAGTATGTAAAGAGAAACAAGATCCGGATGCTGGAAAGAACAAAGTAAGTCAAGGTGATATTATGAGACATTATAGTGAAGTTAACAAAGCTAGAAGAGCAGCTGCCAAAGCAAAAGGTAAATAATTATGGCAAAACCAATAGTTTCATTATCACATCATGGAAGTTTTAATAAAACTGAAAGAATGTTTGAAAATGCTAAAAGGCTTTTCAAAAAAAGTCAGTTAGATAAATATGGTGAACTTGGTGTTGAATATTTAAAACAATATACACCTAAAGATACAGGCTTAACCTCTGAATCTTGGCATTATGAAATAACCCAAAACAAGGAAGGATTTGAATTACATTGGATTAATAGCAATGTCAAAGAAAATGGTTATGTCAATATAGCAATAATCTTGCAGTATGGCCATGCTACAGGAAGTGGAACATGGATTGAAGGAGTTGATTACATTAATCCGGCTCTTAGAAAAATTTTTAGACAATTGGCCAAAGACGCGGAGAAGGAGGTACATGGAATCTTATGACACCTAGCAATGTTGAAGATTATGGCGTAAAAGTCAGTTTTGACAATTCTGATTTTAACGACAATATAGACAGTTCTGAAAAGAAGCTAACAGGTTTCCAGAATACATTATCCTCTTTTGCAAGTAGTATAAGAAATATTAGGTTCAATGGTAATATTAATCTTGGCGAGATTCTTAATTTTGCAGCAATGCAAACGGGAATCTATCAGATAAAGAATGAAATTGAACATATAGCAGATCCAATTGAAACTGTAGCTCAAAGAGCAGTTAGAATAACTGAAAATGCAATGCAGCAGGTGATCGCTCAGATACAAAGTGGCGGTATGCAGAGAGCTCTTAATATTGAAGCTGCAAAATTTCAAATTGAGGGTCTTAAACTTGATGTAGATACATTCATGGAGGCCGCAGACTATGCGGTTTCTGGAACGGCTTATAGTTTGGATGCTGCAGCCAAAGCAGCTTCTCAGCTTGGAGCATCAGGAATTACTCAGCTTGATGAATTAAAGAAAGCATTAAGGGGTATTTCTGGTGTTGCAGCTATGGCAAATTCTGACTTTGAATCCATAGCTCATATATTTACAACGGTTGCTGGTCAAGGTAAATTAATGACTATGCAATTACAAT